GCATTTCGCACCATTCCGGAGAGCTCACCAACGGCTACACCTACCGCAACGTCCCCTGCGAGGTTCGCTTCGACGCGCCGAAGAAGGGCATGAAGCAGACCGTCCGGCTCGACACCGGCGAGACCATCGAAACGGCCGCGATGACCCTGGGCGAGATGCAGGCCGAGTTGCCGGGCATTCCGGCCGAGGCGACCGCCACCCGGCCGGAGCGCAAGCCCTCCCGCACCGTTTCAGCGAGCGGAGTCGTCGTCACCGACGGTGACGGGGACGCCTTCCTCGACGACCAAGACACCAACCCCTGACCATTTTTTCACCATGCCACTCAACATCATTCGCGGAAAGAAGGCCGGAGCCATCCGCGCCGTCATTTACGGGACCGAGGGGATCGGCAAGTCGACCCTCGCCGCCCAGATCCCAGGCGCTGTCATCATCGACACCGAGGACGGGACGGGTCAGATCGACGCCGCCCGCGTTCTCGCGCTCGACTGGCGGGCGATCGAGCACGCGGTCAAGGAATTGACCGCCGACCCGCAGGGCTTTTCTGCCGTCGTCATCGACACCGCCGATTGGCTCGAAAAGGCGCTGATCGAACACGTCCTCCGGCAGGCGGGAAAAAAGTCGATTGAGGACTTCGGCTACGGGAAAGGCTACACGATCATCCAAGAGCACGTCGTCCGCTTCCTCGGATCCGTTGACCAGCTAGTTGCGAAGGGAGTCCACGTTGTCTTCGTCGCCCATTCGAAGGTCACGCGGACCAGCCCGCCGGATCAGACCGACGGCTATGACCGCTTCGAACTCAAGCTGACCAAGCAGGTCGCCCCCCTTCTCAAGGAGTGGGCCGACTTGGTTATCTTCTGCAACTACCGCGTCCAGATCGTCGAGGGCACCGATGGCCGACTGAAGGCCCAAGGCGGCCGCGAGCGGATCATGCACGCCGTCCATTCGGCCGCGTGGGACGCAAAGAACCGCTTCGGGCTCCCGGACGAGCTCCCGATGGAGTTCGCGAAGATTGCGCACCTCTTCACCGGGCACGCTTCCCGAACGGAACCCGAGGCCAAGGCGGCCGCGGTCGAGGCTGCGCTCATCGCTGACCCCAAGCCTGCTCCCGCCCCTGCCCAGGCTGCTCCGCCGGCGAAGCCCGAGATGATTGAGTTGTCGCTGGCGACCAAAGAGCAGGTCGCGCAGCTCGACGCTTTGAGAGGTAAGCCCGGCAGCCGCGCTTTTGAAGTCATCGACGACTACATGGAGCGCCTCAACGCCCTAGACTTCGGGGAACTCACGGTCGAGCAGGCCGCCGAGCTTTTGAATCTACTGCAAAACGGTCCGGCCGGCTGGGAGAAACACAGCGCTCGCCTCGCCTGGCTTGAGCAGAACAGCGAGGCCGCCACGGCCTACCTCCAACGGGTCGGTTGGGTCTCCGCCGGCCAGACCTGGCGAGACCTTCCGGCTGACCGCGTGCAGACCTGTGTCGAGAAGTGGGAAAAGTTCACGCAGGCGGTCCTCGCGCCCGCCGCAAAGACCGGGAGGAAGGCCGCATGAGCGACTCCCTCCTTATCACTCCAGCCTTGGCCGATGCAGCCGTCACGGCCGCCGACGCCGCCCGACTTGAGCGAGACGATCTGGTCGCCCGCTCCCAGTCCATCACGACCGTCTCCGACCGCCTCGACGCTGATCACGCGACCGCGTTCCTCCGCGACGCGAAAAGCTACCTGACGGGAATCGAAGCGGCCCGCACCCGGGCCAAGGCTCCGGTCCTCGAGATCGGCAAGCGCATCGACGCCCTCGCGAAAGATCTCGTCGCCCAGGTTCAGGCCGAATCGACGCGCATCTCTCGCGTTCTCGGAGCCTTCGAGCTTGAAGAGAAGCGCAAAGCCGACGAGGCCCGATGGCTCGCGGAAAACGAAGCTCGCCGCGTCGCGGACGAATCACTCCGGAAAGCAGCGGCCGCCCGAAGCGCCGCACCCGACGCACTCGCCGCCGATCGGGCCGCCGACGTGGTCACCGCTCAGGCAGCCGAGCAGATCGTCGCCCTAAAGCAGGCGGCCGCCAACGCCGCGCCCGCCCGCCAAGCGGGGACCGCAGTCAGGGAAGACGTCGTCTTTGAGGTCACCGACATCCGTGCTCTCCACTCCGCTCATCCCGAGCTCGTGACGCTCGAGCCTAACGGCGCCGCGATCCGGGCCATCCTCCGCGCAAACCCCAACCTTCAAGTCCCAGGCCTCCGCCATTGGCGCGAGGCGAAGCTCAACATTCGCAACCATGCCTAACCTAGAAAATCCCGGCCGCTACGCGGCCCAAGTAAACGAGGCTGAATTTGGTGAGTCCCAGACCGGGACGCCATACGTCGTCCTCCGCATCGCCACCGATGGGGGCGCGTTCATCAACGCCTACCTCTACCTTTCCGAAAAGGCCCTTGCCAACTCGGTCAAAACGCTCCGCGACGCGTTCGACTTCAACGGCGACTTCGAGACTCTGGTCGAGCAGGTCGTCACGAAGCCGTGCTCCATCACGGTCGAGACTGAAGTGTACGAGGGGAAGGAGCGCCTTCGCGTGAAATGGATCAACGGGCCGCGCACCTCAAAGCCGATCGACAACCAAGAGGCGTTTTTGAAAGCGCTCTCCGCGAAGGCCGCACGGATCCCGAAGGATGCCCCGAAGCCTGCGCCGAAGGCTGCGCCTTCAAGCGCACCGACGCGGCCCGCCCCCGCCCCTGCACCGAAGCCCGCCACGAATCCCTTCTGATGAAGCTCCGCGAGTACCAGTCCCACGCGGTCGACTTTCTTTTGCCTCGCCAACGCGGCTTTATTGTCGCGCCGGCCGGCAGCGGGAAGACGATCATGGCAGCAAGCGCCGCGGCGCGGCGGGCTGCGGCTTTCGACCGCGTGGTCTGGCTCGCCAACACGCGGGAGCAATGCGAGCAGGCCCGCGCCGCCTGCCTGCGCCAACTCTGGCAGGATCCGGTGGAGATCCACGTCGCCTGCGTCGCTGCTCGGCCCGACATTACCGGCGCCGCGATCGTCATCATAGACGAGGCGCATCACACGCCCGCCCAGACCTGGTGGAATACCGTCAGCGGGGCCAATTGCGTGGTTTGGGGCTTCTCCGCGACTCCCTGGAGCGGCGACTGGGAGCGGGACGGGACGCTCAAGGCCTTTTTTGAGGACGCATTCCACGTCGTCCCGCGTGAAGAGGTTCAAGCCGGCGGATCCATCACGCCGGGCAAAGTCATCGTCCACGACCTCGACACCGAGGGGCAGTTCGACGCCGAAATCGACCGCCTGACCGCCCAGGAGGTCATCATTCGAGCCCGCCGTCACCCGTACATTCCCCGCGACGAGCACGAACGACGCGCCCGCTGGCAGTTCACGGCCGAGGCCATCCGCACGAACGGCGCCCGCAACGCCCGGATCGTCGACCTCGCCAACACCGCGGCCGCTTCCGTCCTAGTGCTTGTCTCGACCATCGAACACGGGCAAGCGCTCGAGACTCAGATCCGCGGGTCTCTCCTGGTCCACGCCAAGCTCGCGAAGAAGAAACGGGCAGCCGCAATCGAAGCCTTCCGGGCAGGATCCCTGCGCTGCATGATCGCGACGAGCCTCGCGGATGAGGGCTTAGACGTGCCGAGGGCAGCGGTCCTCATCCTCGCAGCTGGCGGCCGCTCACCGGGCAAGCTCGAGCAACGCGCCGGCCGCGTCATGCGGCCGCACGCCGGAAAGGAGATCGGGACCGTGCACGACTTCTCCGACCGAGGCGCAGGCCTCGCCGCCAACCAATTCAAGGCCCGCGCCCGGACCTACCGAAAGCTCGGCTACTCAATCAACGCCGCATGAAGGCCGACCCGAATTTTTTTGCCCTGCACGGGCTTGCCACTCCGGTGGCGGAATACCGCTTCCACCCGGAGCGACGGTGGCGCTTTGACTTGGCCTGGCCCGAGTACCGGCTCGCACTTGAGATCGAAGGCGGGCTTTGGGTCGGCGGCCGCCACAACAGCCCGCAAGGCTTTTTCCGAGACCTTGAGAAATACAACGCCGCGGCCGTCCTTGGTTGGCGGATCCTCCGGGTGACGCCGAAGGCCGTCGGGACGCTCGTCACGATTCAACTGGTGCGGGACGCCATGAAGGCCAGCGCATGAGCGCCATTCCCGAGTCCCTCCGCCGAGTTCTGGCCGCTCAGAAGACCGGGGCCACCCCCCCCTTTCCTGCCCGGCCGATCAAGTTTCCGGCCGCTCAAAAGGCCGACATCACTTTCACCGCCCGCAGCGGCCGCGTTTGGCGCATGACCGGCGACGGCGCATGGCGCCACCTGTACGACATCGACCCCCTTCCGTGACCTCTCACGCCCCATCTTCGACCGCCCGCATTCTACGCGAACAGGGCATTTCCACCGTCCCGATCAAAGCGGGTGACAAGGTTCCGCTCGTTGCCTGGAAAGCCTACCAGCAGCGCCTCCCCGAGCAGGCCGAGCTCGAGCGCTGGTTTGCCCGCCCCAACACTCGCATCGCACTCATCGCGGGCGGAGCGGTCGGCGTTGGTTGCCTCGACTTCGACGAGAAATACGGCCGCGGCATCCTTGCTCGCTTCGCCGCCCGAGCCGAGGAAGTTGGCCTCGACTACCTGATCGGGCAGCTGATCCGCCAGCGGACGCCATCCGGCGGCTTCCACCTAGTCTGGCGGTGCTCCGGCTGGCCGATGGTAAACCAGAAGCTCGCCAGCCGGCCGCCCACCGACTCCGAAGTTCAGGCTTCCCCCCACCTTCGGGAATTGACCCTCATCGAAACCCGAGGCGAGGGCGGCTATTTCGTCATCGCCCCGAGCGACGGCTACGCCCTCGAGGCGGGCGATTGGTCGTCCATACCTTCGATCACCGAGGAAGACCGCGAGGCACTTCTCGACCTTGCCCGCACCTTCGACGAGCGGGCGACAACCGCCGCGGAGCCCGAGGCCGCGCCAGCCGCTCCGACCGCCCACGCCGGCGAACTCACGCCCGGCGACGACTACGACGCGAAGGCCGACGTCCCGGCCTTGCTCAAGGTTCACGGCTGGCGCCCTTGCGGCCCGTCGGGAAAGTACTGGACGCGCCCCGGGAAGGCCCGCGGCATCTCCGCGTCGTGGGACGTGGTCCCCGGGCGTTTTTTCGTCTTCTCGAGCTCCACCGAATTCACGCCGAGCCGCGTCTATCGTCCCTGGCACGTCTACGCTACGCTCGAGTGCGGAGGCGACTTCTCACGCGCCGCCGCCGAGCTCCGCCGTCAAGGCTTCGGAGGGGCCGCCCGAAAGAAGACCCGCGACGTCATACCGTGGGACCAAGTCCACGACGCCGAGGCCCCAGGCGTCGAGCCCGCGCCAGAGGATCCGCCGGGCGTCGAGGGCGCCGACCCTCACGGGCAGGCTCCGACGACCGAGAACGAAGACGACCGCATCCGCAGGCTTCTCCGGGCTCGCGCTTTCGACCCGTCGAAAACACCGCCACCCCTCCGGCCGATCTTCACACTCGGGGGCGTCGTCATCGCGACTCCTGGCAATCTCGTCGCCATCACGGCGCAAGCGAAGGTCGGAAAAAGCGCTTTGGTCTCCGCCCTGACGGCCGCCGCCATGGTCTCCGAGGATTCCGAGGCCGACCTTCTCACCGCCACCGGCTTCAACGCCGCCGGCAAAGGCCTGCTCTACTTCGACACCGAGCAAAGCCCCGACGACTTCTGGCACGCCGTGGCACGGGCCAAGCGCCGCGCCCAGGTCGAAAGTCTCCCCGCGTGGCTCCACGCCTACTCGGTCGCGGATCTCCCCGCGCAGATCGCAAGGAAAGCCGTCGCCGTCGCCATGGCCGACACCGCCGAGGCCCACGGCGGCATCCACGCCGTCATCATCGACGGCGTGGCGGATCTCGTCCTCGACGTGAACGACGCCGAAGAGTGCAACGGCATCGTCGCTGAGCTCCACGCTCAGGCCATCCGCTACGACTGCGCCATCCTTTGCGTCATCCACAAGAACCCGGGCTCCGAGAAGGTTCGAGGCCACCTTGGCTCCCAGATCGAGCGCAAGGCCGAAACCAACCTGTCGCTCGACAAGGAAGAAGAGGTGACCGTCGTCTGGTCGAATAAGCAGCGCCGGGCGCCGATCGACAAGAAGACCGGGCCGCGCTTCCGGTGGGACGACGAGCTCAAGATGCACGTCACCGCCGAGGTGCAGTCCAAGCCCGCCGCAAAGCTGGTCGAGCTCGTCACCTTGGCCGAGGCCGTACTCAAGCCGGGCGAGCGGATGAAGTGGTCCGACTTCGTGGCTGCCCTGAAGGCCGCCAGATCCACGCCGGAGCGCCAGCCCAGTCAAGCCACGGTGGAACGCTGGATCTCCGCCATGCGCCAGGCCGAGGTCATCGTCTCAGCTTTCGGAAGCTATCAACTGAACCCGAAAAACTACCTCAACCCGTGAACCCTCAACCATCACGAACCCTCATTCAGCCCTCATTGAGGGTAAAGGGTAATTCATCCGAAAGGATGAAAAAGACCCATCAACCCTCAACCCTCAAAGAACCCTCATTTGACCATCAATGAGGGCCAACCCTCAACCCTCACCCCCCTATATATAGGGGGTGAGGGTGAGGTGAGGGTTGAAGGTGACCATCAACCCTCACGCCGACCCTGACCCCATGAGCTACGCAAACACCGCCTGCCCTTGCGGCGGCCGGAAGCGGACCGAGACCATGCTTTGCAATAACTGCGAGCAGGCTTTTGCCGCCACGCCCGACCGCCAGCGCATGGACGACCCGACCGCGCCCTGGGAGTCCCGCCGCGCCGCCGCGATTCGGATCCTTGCCGCCGCACGCCGCCGCTGCCGGAAGGAGGCCGCATGAGCGCCGCCAACTTCGCCACCCTGACCCCGGCCGACTGCGACCGGCTACTGCGCCAGGCACGCCACCGCCGGCGCTCCCGCCCCACCCTCTCCACTTTCGCCCGCGCACACCGCGCAGCCTCCGACGGGAAACCGGAGGCCGTAGGGCCGCAAAAGCGGTCCTCGGGCGGATCCTTTCACCACCACCCAACTCATCCCCGCTCATGACCACCGCGCTCAATCTCTTCGCCGTCCTCGCCTGTCTTCTCGTCGCCGTCGTCTGCACCATCGTCGCCCTTTCCGCCTTCATGATCGACGAAACCGACGAAGACGCGCCGCAAGGCCGTTGGCTCGGCGTCACCTTCGCCATCATCCCCGCCTGCTTCTTCACCGCCGCCGCGATTCAAATCCTCTTCACCCTATGAGCGCGGTCAGCGACTGCATCCGCACCCTCGGGTACTTCAAGCGCAAGTACCGCCACCTCATGACCGGGCCCGACGACATCGTCGGACCTGATCGGAAGGCCGGAGGGAAGCGCAGGACCGGACAACGCGGGACCTCTATCTCGCCCGAGGAGCACGACCAGATTTTTGCCGAAGCCCAGCGTCCCGACCTAAGCCTTGCGATGATCGCCCGGAAGCACGGCCGCGCCATCTCGCTCATCTGCCGCGTGAAGAACCGCCGCCACCCGCTCTACGACGCCAACCGCTGCGAACCCGCAGCCAAGGAGGCCCAGTCATGACGCCCGACCCCACCCCCCCCATAAGGAATCTTTTGCCGGGTCGGACGCTCGCAGGGGCCAAAACCAGACCGGTCCTTAACCGAGCGTTAAATCCTGGGTTCCCCCTTAACTCCAACCCCCTCCGATGACTCAAGCCGACTATGCCAAGACCGCCGGGCTGACCCGCGCCCGCGTTTGCCAGATGGTCAAGGCCGGGATGCCGCTCGACTCGAAGGAGGCCGCGGACCAATGGCGACTCCGCCACGTCAACGGAGCGGTCCACCGCCAAGGCCTCGGGCTCGCAAAGGCCGCGGAGGCTGATCCCTACGCGCAGCCGGCGGTCGCCCCCTCTCGACCGCCCGAGGCGGACCAGCCGGTTGAAGGCGCCAAGGCCTCGGACGACACGCCTCAAGGAGCCTACGAACGCCAGCGCCAGATCGAGCGGGCCGCCTACTCCCTCGCCGCGAAGGCGCTGAAGGAGCAGCGGGCCGAGGCAAAGAACTTGGTCGCCGTCCACGGCCAAGCCGCCCGCAACCTGGCGCAACTCCGCCTCGAGGTCCTCGCGGTCGCGGAGCGGGAGCGGACTTTGGTCTCGGGCGAATGGGTCCGGAAGATCATCACCGAGCACGACGGCGCAGTCGTGCAGCTCGTCCGAGCCATGCCGAAGCAGCTCGCTGGCCGAATCTCGCCCCATGACCCCGAGCACGCCGAGCGAGAGCTCGAGCGCTGGGCTCAGGAGGTCTTCCTCAAGACGCTATACAAGACCGACCCTTTCACGAAATGACCGCATGATCGACGAGCTTGCCGACATCATCGCCGCCGCGCCCGACCTCGAGGGCGTCGACCTGGACGCCATCGACCTGGACGGGCTACCAACACGTCCGACCGAGCGCCCGCCGGGCAAGGAGAAACCCAAGCCACCGGGCGAGGCAGCGGGAATCGGTTTCCGGACCAAGGTCACGACCACGGTCGAGCGCCGCCGTTTCTACGACCTCCGAAACGTCCCGAACGCGGTCGAGCTGATCCGCCCGCTCCCCAAGCGCCGCGAAACGATTCACGCCATCATGGGAGGCGACTTCACCGCCTGGGACCTAGTCCCGGCAATTCTCAACCTCGCCGGCAAACCCGCCCGCGCTTTCTTCGCCGCCACCCTGGGCTTCAACGCGCAAAACAGCCACCACCTCTGCCAGCTCATGGCCGCCGGTGAGATCCAGGCCGCGACCGTCCTCTGCTCCGACTACTTCTCGAAGGCGGACGCGAAAACCTACGGTGAAGCAAAGACCAAGCTCGCCAAGGTCGGCGGAGTCCTCAACTCGACGCGCAACCACGCCAAGATCCTGGCGCTGGACTTCGGCGCTGACGCCTACGTCGTCGAGGCCTCGGCGAATCTCCGGTCCTGCAATAACCTGGAGCAGATCGCGCTTTCCAACGACCGCGCCCTCTTCGACTTCCACCGCTCCTGGATTTCCTCCGTCACCTCGACATGACCGCCGCCACCTTGAACGACCTCCAGCGCTCGCTCCTCGACTACCGCAGAAGCATCTACCGCCCGACCCCGAAGAAGACGGTGGTCGAGTGGTGCGAGGAAAACCTCCGCCTGACGACCCGCCAGACCGAGCACCCCGGCCCTTTCTCGACCGCCGTCCGCCCCTACACCCGCGAGGTCTTGGAATGCTTCAAGGATCCCGCCGTGACCGACGTGGTCCTCTGCTGGGGCTCGCAGACCGCCAAGACGATGAGCCTCATGGCCGGGCTCGCGTGGCTCATAGACAACGAGCCCTCGCCGCTTTTGTGGCTCATGCCGACCGAGAGCCTGGCGAGATCCTTCGCGAAGACCCGGTGGCTTCCGATGCTCGCGGACTCCCCGACTATGGTCCGCCACTTCCCGGACGACAGGCACAAGCTCACCACGCTCGAGCAGCATTTCGACCATTGCACGCTCAACTTCGTCGGGAGCAACTCGCCGGCAAACCTCGCCTCCCGTCCGATCCGCGTCCTGGTGGCGGACGAGGTCGACAAGTTCGCCCAGGCGACCGAGCGGGAAGCGGCCGCGCTCGACCTGGCCATGCAGCGCACGAAGAGCTTTTCCAGCTCGAAGCACTTCCTCACCTCGACGCCGACCGTGTCCGAGGGTGACATTTGGCAACAGTTTCTCCGGGGCGACCAGCGGCGCTATTTCATCCCTTGCCCGCATTGTGGCGAAAAGATCCGGCTCGAATGGAAGCAGGTCAAGTGGGAGACCGAGAAGGACGAGGCCGGCAAAACCAACCTCGCCAAGGTCCGCTCCTCGGCACGCTACGAGTGCCAACTTTGCGGAAAGGACATCTCTGACGCGCACAAGGTCGCCGCGCTCCGGGCGGGCGAATGGAGGCCCGAAAACCCGAGCGCCATCCCCGGCGTCCGGTCCTACCACCTTTCCAGCCTCTACTCGCCCGACAGGAAATGCACTTGGGGCTTGCTCGCGGTCGCGTTCCTCGAGGCCAAGGAAAGCCTCAGCACCCTCGCGCTCCAGGGCTTCATCAACGGGATGCTCGCGGAACCATGGGAAAACCAAGGAGCACCGGCCGAGCGGACCGAGATCATCGTCTCCTCCGCCGAGGCCATCGACCAGACGGCGGTCAAGTTCCTGACCGTCGACTTCCAAGCGCGGGCGCCGTTTTTCTGGTTCGTGGTCCGCTCCTGGGACGCCGCCGGCAACTCCCGAGCAATCGACGCCGGTCCGCTCGACACTTGGCAGGACATACGGGACAAGCAGGTCGAGCACGACATCCACGATACTCACGTCTGCATTGATTCAGGCTATGAAGCGTCGACCGTGTATGCGGAGTGCTTGCGGTGGGGAAAATTCCACCAGCGCAGCTTCAAAGTCCCGCTGTTCCTTGGCTGGATGCCGTCAAAGGGCGTCCCTCGCCGCGGCTGGCGTGACAAAAAATCCGGAGTCGAAGTCCCCTTTTTTTTGCAAGGCATCGACCCGCGAATCGGAACGACCAACGGAGCCAAGCTGGAGCTCAAACTTCTGGAATTCGCCACCGACACCACCAAAGACATCCTGGAGCGGATCCGCCGGGGCCAAGTCGCGCAACGCTGGGAGGTCGCGGACAAGGTAGCTACCCCGGAATATTGGCGCCACCTCGACGCGGAGCGCAAGGTCGCCAAGTTTTACAGCAACTCGGGCCGCACGACTTATACCTGGCTTCCGAAAAGCCGGAAGTGGCCGAACCACCTCTTCGATTCCGAGGTGATGCAAGTCGCCATGGCAGTCTTTCACAACCGCCTACGTTTCCAGGCGGCCGCCGAAAATGAGCAACCCGCACCCTGAGCCCCTGTTCACGCCGAAGGAATTGGCCGTGCTCCTGAAGAGAGCAAGGAGCTATGTTTTCGCCATGAAGCGCCGAGGGTTTCGCATGGTCAACAACCGCGCCACGCTGACCGAAGCGCGGGCATGGTTGGCCGCGAATCCGTTGCCGCGGGCGTCCGCCCGAGCATCACGGGACACTATGGAACGCCGCGGAACATCGCCGCCCTTGCGGTGACCGTGACGAAGGCCCGCCCTTTAGGGCGTGGCGATTTCGTCAACCTTCGCTCGCGGCTTCGTCCGCAAACTTTGGCGCGATGCTCAAGCGTCGGGCAAGCCATTGCTTGCAGTCCTCGAAGCCGCCTCCGACTCCGCGCAGGCTTCCGCCGGATCCGGCAAGACCATCGCCGCGACGAGCGGGAACGGGCGCTCGGTCACCTACCAAGTCACAAGCGGAGACGCCTCCCCTGCTGACATCCTCGAATTGACCGCCCGGCTCCTCGACCTTTACGACCGCGCAGTCGCAGAGCTCGGCGGAGCTCCGACGGACGCCGCAACCTTCGGCAAAATCCTCTCGTATCTAGTCGGCGTCCGCTCTTTCCGGCCGCGATTCCTCACGCTTGAACGATGAAGATCGCCGACGCCACCCGCTCTTTCTTCCGCAGGTTCCGCAACCGCTACGAAGGCGCCCGGCAGAGCCCCGGCCGGTCCCGCGTCCCTGGCGTCGTCCAGGCCGCCCGCTTCGACGCGACGGTCGCGGACCGGACCGAGCTCGTCCGAAAGGCCCGCTACTTCGAAAAGAACAACGCCATCGTCAACCGGATGGCGGACCTCTTCGAGCAATACACCGTCGGAAACGGGCTCCAATTCTTCGCCGCGTCCAGCTCGCCCGCCTGGAATGTCGAGGCGAGCGCCTTCTGGTCCGAGTGGAAGCGTTTCGCCGACCTGTCCGGCCCTCTCAACTTTGACTCCCTCCAGGGCATCATCGCCCGGACGCTCTTCGTGGACGGCGAGGTTTTCATCGTCCTGACCAAGGGCGCCACGAACCGCCCGCGGATCCAGCTCATCGAGGGGCACCGTTGCGCGACGCCTGGCACGATGAAGGAGGGCGAGGGCATCATCGACGGCGTCGAGATCGACACCAACGGGCGGCCGGTCGCCTACCACTTCCTCGAGAGCGAGGACCAGCTCACCAAGAAGACCTTCCGCCGGGTCGCCGCCGACTTCGTCATCCACATTTTCGAGCCGAGCCGCGCCGGTCAATATCGGGGCATCCCGTACCTTCACCCGGTCATAAATGACCTGAACGACCTCGACGATCTCCAAAACCTAGAAATGAAGGCCGCGAAGGACGCGGCCGCCATTTCCCGCGTAATCAAGACCGAGACGGGCGAGATCGAGGACGAAGATTTGCTTCGCGGAAGCGTCACGCAGTCGGACAACTCCACCCGCGACGAATACTACAAGGACGTTTTCGGCCCCGAGGTCAAAGTCCTCAAGACCGGCGACGAAATGGAGCAGTTCGCCTCCAGCCGGCCGAACGTCGCGTCCCAAGATTACTGGGACTACCTGACCGCCAAGGTCTGCGCCGGCGTCGGAATCCCCAAGGAGCTTGTCCTCCCGTCCAGCATCAACGGCACCATGACCCGCGCCGTCCTGGACATGGCGAATACGTTTTTCCGCACGCGGAGCGCAGTCCTCGCCGATCACCTTCGGCACGTCTACGAATACGTTATTGAGTCAGGGATCCGGCTTGCCCCTACCCTGCAACCTCCCCCGCCCGATTGGTTTCGATCCGTTGCCCGCGCTCCGCGTGCGGTCAACGTCGACGTGGGTCGCAACTCCGCCGCCATGATCGCGGAGTGGAAGTCCGGGATGCGGACGCTCCAGGACATCTACGCCGAGGTCGGACAGGATTGGCGCGAACAGCTCACCCAGAAGGCCGAGGAAATGGCCTTTGTGAAACAGCTCGCCGAAGGCCTCGGGCTTGAACGCGCCGAGATTGTCCAGCTCGACCCGAACGAACTCTCCGCCGCAAACGCCCAGGCGACACTCGCCGGCCCCGACGACCGCGAAGACGACGACGAAAACTCAACCCCCTGACGCCATGAGCAACGCCCGGACCTGGTACAGCATCAAAAACGCAGCCGACGCCGGCCGCGCCGAGGCCTTCATCTACGACGAAATTGGCATCTTCGGCGTGAGCGCAAAAGGCTTTATCGACGAGATCCGCGCCATGAAGCCCCAGGCGCTGACCGTCCGGTTGAACACCGTCGGCGGATCCGTCTTCGACGGGCTCGCCATCTACAACTTCCTCAAGAGCCTCCCGGACGTCACGGTCAAGATCGACGGACTGGCCGCGTCCATCGGGTCGATCATCGCGATGGCCGGCAAGCGGGTCGAAATGGCCGCCAACGGCTTCCTCATGATCCACAACCCCTCGAGCTGGGTCGACGGCGAGGCCGACGACATGAGGGAGACGGCCGACTTCCTGGACAAGATCCGCGACTCTCTGGTCACCACCTACGCCGCCCGCACGGGCAAGGACGCTGCGACCGTGAAAAAGTGGATGAACGAGGAGACCTGGTTCTCCGCCCAGGAGGCGAAGGACAACGGCTTTGTCGACGTCATCACCGACGAGCTGGCCATGGCCGCCAGCGCCAGCGTCTCGCGCTTCGCTCACCCGCCGGCCGCCCTGACCGCTACCGCCAGCGCCGCAGAGACGGTGAAAATCCAAATTTCCGGCGGGACTTCCCCCGCCCCCACCAACACCCGAAAGGAAACCATGCAGACGATCATCAACTCTTTGGTGGCGGCTAAGGTCCTCGCCTCCGCTGAAATCGCCGAGGACAAGCTCGCCGACACCATCACCGCCGCCTTCGCCGCCCTGACCGCCGAGCGCGACACGCTCCGGGCTCAGGTCCTCGAGCACGCACAGACCGAGGCCACGCGCCTGGTCGAGGCCGCCGTCGCCGACGGTCGCATCGTGGCGGAGAAAAAGGATCATTGGGTCAACGAGCTCCTTACGAACGCGAACGCCCGCGAGCTCCTTTCCGCAATCCAGCCGGCAAACCTCGGCACGGAGCCCGTCAAGGTCGCGCCGGCCGCCAAGTCCCGCGAGACCCTGCTCGCCGAGTTCAACGCCCTCCTCGACCCCAAGGCCCGCACCTCTTTTTGGCGCAATCACAAACGCGATTTGCTCAAGAACTAACTGAACGAAACCTCAACTCACATAAGCCATGCCCAACACCATCGACTCCGCCCTGAACGGCACGCTCATTTCGCAAGCCGCCCTCGAGGCTTTCACCGGCAGCTTCGCGCCGATGAACGCCTTCACGACCGACTTCGACCCGGCTCCCGCGTCCAAGTCTGACACGATCCACGTCCCCTACGTCCCCGCGGCTTCTGCCGCGACGGACTTCGTCGTCGCCAGCGGCTACACCCGCCAGGACTCGACGCTCCAGAAGAAGACCATCACGCTCAACCGCCACAAGTTCGTTTCCTGGACGGTCACGGACTTGGAGTCCGCCAAGAGCCCGGTCATCTCCATGGAGCGCTTCGGCCGCCAGAAGGGCTACCAGCTCGCCAAGGCCGTCTTCCAGGACGTCCTTTCGTCCGTCACGCTGGCGAACTTCGGCGCCGCCGCCTTCACGGGCCTGGCCTCGACCTTCGACTACGCCGACGTGGTCGACATCAAGGGCGCTTGCGACACCGCCGAGATCCCGGAAAATCCGCGCTCGCTCGTCCTCGCCGCCGGTCACTACAACGCCCTCCTCAAGGACAGCGTGGTTAAGGATCTGAGCGTTTACGGTCTGAACTCGAACCAGACGGGCCGCGTGGGCCGCCTGGCAGGCTTCGACCTCTTCGACTCGACCCTGGTCCCCGCAAACGCCCAGAACCTGGTCGGCTTCGCTTGCTATCCCTCCGCGCTGATCGTGGCCATGCGCTACCTCAACCCGGCCGGCGGCGGTGGCGACGGCGTCTACCGTCCGGTCGCGGACGAGAACACGGGCATCACCCTCGGATACCGCGAGTGGTACGACAACGACCTGGGCACCCGCGTCGCGGTCCTTGAGGCCTTCTACGGCTTCAGCGTTGGCGAAGCCGCCGCGCTCAAGCGCCTGGTGTCCGCCTAATCGCTGACCTATGCGCACCGCGCTCCTGATCGCTGACGGCCGGGTCCTTGCGGGCCCGGCTCCTGCCTCCGAAATGGAGGCCGCGTTCAAGGCTTCCGTCCTGGCCGGTGGCGAAGGCCACGCCAGAATTGAGCTTTGGACGGAGGACCGCGGCATTGCCCGCTACCAGAAGTTCACGCCCACCGAACCGAAGGCCGAATCGGCCGCCGGTAAGAAGAAGAAGTCGTGAGCCTGGCCGACGACGCTCTAAAGGAAGGCTTCACCTCCCTGCTCGCGACCGCGGGCGAGGAGGTGACCTTCCGCACGGGCGCCGTCACCGCGCTGGTCGACCGTACCGCGTACACCGACCCCAAGCGCGAGAAGCAACTCCCCGATTTCGACGCCAACGCCATCTCGCGGATCGAGTTCGCGATTGAAGACATAACGGGCCGCCCGAAGACGGGCGAGATCATCACCGACTCCCGCGAGATCAACCACCGCATCAAACGCGTGACGCACACCGGGCTTGCCTGGGCGTGCGACTGCGAGGTCCTCGAGGAATGACGCCCACCGTCCAGTCCAATGTCCGGCAGTTCAACGCCGCGTTTCTCCGCTACATGGAGGTTACGTCGCGCACGCCGGCGGAGGCCGTCCTCAAGCAGTCGCAGGAGTTCGCCTATGCGCTCCGGCGCCGGCTGCAAACCCTCGCGCCGCTCAAGGGCGCAGTCCGGGCGCAGCGTCTCGCCGCGCTGGCTTCGGGCGGAGGCCTCCGGATCCGTCCCGCCGTCCGGGACTTCGTGAAGAAAAACACGACCGCCACCCTCTCCGACATCGCGACCCGCCGCGAGGGCTCCTTCATGGAGACGACGAAGCGCGGCCGCCTCAAGAAGAACGGGCGCTCCTGGTGGCAGTTGGCCGTCGACAAGGAGCTCGGGATGCGCGAACGCGGCCGGGGCTTCGTCGCTTACTCGTCGCGATTCAGCGGGATGAGCAAAATGGCCGCAGGCCGAGGCAAGCAACGCCAACAGGTCCTCGACCGCTACAAGCGCTTTCTCTCCGCCGTCGGCGTCACCGTGAATCCGAACGACGCCTCCGCCGTCTTCGCGTGGGGCGGCAATCGCTCCTCCGGCGAGGTCGCCAAGGTCTTGAAGCAGGGCAAAGGGCAGCAGGCCGTCGCGGATGCGCTCGGTGACGCCCGCGACAACATGATGGTTTACGTCCGCCGGAAGCTCGCCGCCAACGCCGCGCAGACCGTCGGGAGGGTCCGATAATGCTTTCCCTCTCCAATCTCCAGACCACGGTCGCCGCCGCGATCACGGGGCACACGTTCTTTTCCACCGCGCCCGCCGTCCCGGTCATCGTCGACGACGGGACGAGCAAAAACGGACTCGAGACCGCGCTCCGGACCAAGGGCTTTGCCGTCCTGGTGCTCCCCGTCCTGGGCGTCGACCTCAAGGACCAGGGCGACGGGAAGACCTTCACCGGCGAGGCCGAGGTCATGGTCAAGCTTCTGGTCAATCCGCACATCAACCCCCTCCCCACCGGGGCGCAGCGCAACATCCACGGCGCCATCTCCGCGGCCGTCGCCGCCGTCCTCGGATGGACGCCGGGACTTGGCGACCGCCGCTTCAAGGTCGCGGATCAGTCAATTTCCATTTCCGCCGCCGACGAGGGTCTCTTGGCCTACGACGTCGGCTTCACGAAACAAATCACCCTCAACTAGCCTACCACCATGCCACTCACCACCGGCTCCTTCATCATCGGTTCGCACGCGAACTTTTTCCGCGACGGCGACTCCTTCACCGTCCCCAGCTCCGGCACCGCCAGCCGCTCCGCCAAACCCGGCTCCGCCGATACGGGGTGGATCGACGTCGGCATAGTTCAGGATGTCGGCATCACCCACGACATGGACGAGCGCGAAGTTTACGCCCCGACGCCGGGCAAGCTCCGCCTTCACGACGTCATCGCGACGAAGGATCGCCTTTCGCTGAAACTGACGCTCAACGAAATGAGCCCGCTCGCCTTCGAGTTGCTGTTCGGCACCCTCGCGCTGACCTCGGCTTCGACGCAGTATAACCCCCTCGAGGGCCTCACGAAGAAAGGCTGGCTGAAGGTTCAGCAGTACAACCAGAGCGACGCCGCCTTCAACGTCCTGGACGTTTACTGCCATCTCAAGGTCGACGGTGAGGTCCGGTTCGACGACAACATCGTCAACGTCTCGCTCATGGCCCGAGTCCTTCACTCCACCCTGAACACGGGCACGATCTAACGCGAAGGGCCGCGCTCCCATGCCCTTCACCGATCCCTTCTCGAACACGCCCCCGGACACGCGGACCATCGGCCGCGGGGCCGCGTTCGACAACACGGCGCCCGCCTTCTCGGCTCCCACTCGCGGGGCCGCGTTCGACAACACCGCCCCAGCCTTCTCCGCGCCTTCACGCGGGGCCGCGTTCGACAACACCGGCCCGACCGCCGCGACGATCACGCGGGGCGCCGCCTTCGACAACACCGCCCCAGGCCTGACCGCAACGGGCACGGAGAGCTTCACGGCGCGGGCGCAGACCACCGCCAGCGTGACGGTCTCGACGCTCATCATCGGCGCAGCCGTTGACGGCGTGACGCTGGCCTCGGGCGATCTGGTGCTCGTCGCATCCCAAGGCACCGCGTCGCAAAACGGGCTCTACCGCGTGACCGCTGGCGCTCCGGTGCGGGCAAGCGATCACGCCTTCCCCTTCAGCGTCCGGGTCGGACCGGCGGGCACGGCGAACAAAGGCAAGGCCTTCGCCTACTTCCCAATCACGCCCTACGTCCTCGACACCACCGCCGTCAACTTCACCGCCCTGGTCGCGGTCGCGCACTAAGAATCCATGAGCTGCCCCAGCCGCAAAGCCGTTTGCCTGCCGAACCTCATCCAAGGCGAGACGGGTCAATGGGCCATCACGATCACCGACCAGGACGACGCCGCGGTCAACATCACCGGGGCGTCGATTGAGTTCCGCGTGACGGCTCGGGACATCGTGGCCGCCAGCCTGACGACTTCTCCGGGCGTCCAGGTGACCAACGCGGCGCTCGGGCAGATCGTCGTCACCCTCGCGACGGCGAGCCTGCAACCGTGGCTCTACGACGTCCACCTCATCACCACCGACACCGGCGGGCGCACTCACATGACCCCGGCCTCCCTTCGCATCCTCCCGAAACCAACCTCGACTCCCTAACACATGAGCAAGAGCAACTACTACGAGGGGATTACCCTCGACCTCGCCTTCGCCGCCGCTCCTTCCGGCTTCACGCGCACGAACGGCAACCGCTGGATCAGCCTCCACACCGCCGACCCCGGCGAAGACGGCACGACCGGCGAGGCCTCCGGATCCGGCTACGCCCGCGCCCAGTACAACGCCGGAACCGGCTGGACCCGCACGGCCAACAGCGTCGTCAATAACGCCGAGATCACGTTCGGTACCCTCTCGGGCGCCCTGGGCCCGATCACCCACTTTGCCGTTTTCGACGCGGTGACGGCCGGAAACTGCCTCTACAAGGGCGCTTTCTCGACGTCTCGCTCCTTCCTCTCGGGCGATACCCCGAAGATCAACGCCTCGGGCCTGACCATCACCGAGGAATAATTCGTGGGCCTAGACGCCGATTTCCGTCCGCAGACCACGTCCGGAGCGTTTGGCTCCCGATCGCTCAAGGCGCTCTTCGGGGCGCGGGGCAACCGAGCCGCGTTTCGAGCGCTGGTTCCTTTGCGGGCAGCAGACGCCAACGCCCTCATCGGAGGGCTGGCAGAGGGCTCCGCGTCTTTGTCCTCTTTGGTCTCGGCGATCATCCGGCTCCTCGGCTCCGCCACCGCCCAGGCGACCGCCGCGGGCGTCATGGCCGGCGGACTTCTTCTCGGGTCTGGCACCGCGGCCGGAGCCGCCAGCGTGGCGGGCGGACTTTCGGGAGGCTACGCCGTTTCCGGCTCGGCTTCAGGCTACGCCACCGTTGCCGGCTCCATCCCCGCGCTCCCGCTCGCCGGGGGCACCTCCGCCGGATTGGCGACCGTCGCGGGCATCTTTACGGTCCCCGGCTTCACGGGCGGAACCTCGGACGGCTTGGCCACGACCGGCGCCGCCCTGGTCGGCCGCCTGGCGGGCGCCGGCTCGACGGCTGGCACCGCTACCACCGCGGGCATCCTTCCCGCCATCCAGCTCACCGGGGGAACCTCGGCAGCTTTTGCCACGGTCTCGGGCTTGCTGCCCGTCCTCCCGCTGTCCGGGGGAACGTCCTCGGGCTCCGCGACGGTCTCGGGCATCTTCACCGCGCCAGGCTTCACGGGAGGCACCGCCGACGGCTCCGCCACGACGACCGCAGACCTCGACGGGCGCCTGGCCCTGGTCGGCTCGACCGCAGGCTCCGCGACGACCTCGGGCAATCTCCTCCCGCAGCCGCTGGCCGGCGGCACCGCGGCCGGATCCGCTACGACGACCGCAGACCTCGACGGACGCCTCGCGCTAGCTGGCAGCGTCTCGACGACCGCTACCACGACCGCGGACCTCGACGGCTTGCTCGCCCTGGTCGGATCCGCCGCCGGCTCCGCGACTACCGCGGGACAACTCGCGGACGGCATTCCGGCCGACGCGATCCTCGACTCTGCGGGCGTCCCGATCACCGACAGCGCCGGGAACATCATCACCTACGCCTAACCCATGCCGAACCGGATCAAAGACTTCTCCACTACGGCGACGGCGCCAGCCTCGGACGACTTCGTCGCGCTCGACGGAACGACGAACGGAAGCCGGAAGATCTCGGGCAACGTGCTGCTCGCGAACATCTCGACGCAGCTCGTCCAGCCGACGGGCACGATCAACGGCACCAACACCGCCTTTACCCTCCCGGTCACGCCGGCGGGCGACGTCCTGGTCCTCCTCAACGGGCTCCAGGTCGCGGAAAGTGGCTACACGGTCAGCGCCACGACGCTCACGATGACGACCGCCCCGCAGACGGGCGACCGGCTGGACGTTGCGGTCGCGACGCTACTCGCGGGTGTGCAGCGGGAGATCGGGATCGGCACCTCGCTCCCGGGCACGGCCAACGAAGGCGACATTTTCGGCGTCTACACTCCCTAACCACTCACCACCATGGCAGACGACATTCAAATCACGCCGGGCATCGGCGCTCCGGTCGCCACCGACGAAATCGCGGGCCGACACTTCCAGCGGATCAAGATCACGCACGGCGACGACGGGACCGCGACCGACACGAGCTCGGTGAATCCGTTCCCGGTCCAGCCGGGCGGTGAAATGCTCGAAGCGATTGAGGCGCTGCGCATGGCGATCAACTCACTCACGCGCACGGTGGGGCTGACCTCGCCTGACCTTGCGGGCCGCCTACGCGTGCTCGCGGAGAATCCCACCGCAGGAAACTTACAGGCAACCGTTTCGCTCGCGGGTGGTCAGACGCTCACGACGCTTTCAACGCTCACAAATCAAACCCAGATCGGCGGATTCGCCGCAAACGATCAGATCCCGGCAATCGTCAACATCAACGCCGCATCGCTGCGCCGGAACATTTCGACCTCTTAACCACTACTCGCCATGCCCACGACCAACGGAAACCGGAAGCTGCTCGATCTCAAAGCTTGGAACTTCTGCACGCCTTCGCCCAGCGCGACCGTCGCCGGTTCGCTTATCATTTCGTCGCGCCACTACCGCCAGCAGCAGCTTCTGGTCACGTCTACGACGCAGGCCATCCTATACAATCCTAGCGAGGACGGCTGGGTACAGGTTCCGTCCCCCGCGCTCGCGGGTACGTTTGGCGCCGGTGCTGCGGGCACGGCTGGCTCGTTCTCGACCGGCACGACCGTCGGGGCTTCTTCGCTGACCGCGACGGCTGGCACGACGACCAGCATCACGACCAACCAGACGCTCGCCCGCGATCTGCGCGGCTACTCGGTTTACTTCGTCGGCGGGACGAACGCGGGCAAGCTGAAGACCATCGCGTCGAACACCATTGGCGCGAACGCGGTTATCACGTTTGACTCTGCCGAAGCGGCGGCGTTCGACGCAACCTCCCAGTATCGCATCAAGGCTCCGGTGTTCTATCTCCTCGGCGCTGGTACGCTCGCGTCTGGGTCGTTCAAAAAGTACGACTTCGCAACCAACACTTGGACGACGCTATCCAACACCGGACTGCCCGCGTCACTCGCGACTGATGGGCGCATGGTGGGAACTCCCGCATGGATCGACAGCGGCTTCAAGTCATTCGCCACCGGAACGGCCACGGCTGGCGGCGCTACGACGTTGACCAACTCGGGAAAGAACTGGGCCACGAATCAATGGGCCAACTCGTGCCAAGTGCGCATCACGGGCGGCACGGGCACGGGGCAGATCCGTATCATCTCATCGAATACGGCAACGGCGTTGACCGTCTCCACTGCGTGGACGACCAACCCCGACGCAACCTCGACGTACAGCATCGAAGGCAACGACGACTACCTGTACTACATGGGCAACAACGCGGTGACGCTGTACCGCTACAGCATCGCGGGCAACACGTGGACGACGCTATCGCCCGGCGTGGCTCGCGCTGGCGCTCCGGGCGCTGGCATGGGCGGCTCTTGGGTGCATAGCGTTCCCGCCGCAGACTGGAACGTCGAGAACACCATCCTGAACGGACGCTACATCTATGCGTTCCGTGGCGGTGCCACCGCTGCGCTGGACCGCTACGACATCGCGGCTAACTCTTGGACCGCTCTGACCTATGCGCCCGCGACTGAGACCTTCACGGGCGGGACTAAGTACGTCTATAACAAGGACCGGATCTATCTGACGAAGGAAGCGACGGGCCGTTGGTTCTATTTCGACATTGCCGAACAGGCCATGCACGGCTGGACGACCGTCCTGTACACGCAGGGCGCGGCAATCGTGGGCGACACGGCGTTTGATGTGACGTACAAGGACGGGGCAACGGAAATCGAGTACATCTACTTCGTCTTCAACACCTCGACTGTCCTTTACCGCCAGATGGTAATTTGACCATGAACATCCCCGATCTTATCGCGCTGCTCAAAAAGCGCCTAGTCTATCTTAGCTCGCTCCGCTCCTCTGCGGCTGCGCTGGGCGACCTCGCGCAGATCGAGCGCATCGACTCCGACATTGCCGAGACTCAGGCGACTCTGAATCAGATCCAAACGCTGAACTAATCGCGCCATGCTGCTCTCGCTCCTCCGCTCGGCGCCCACGGCGCAGACGCAGTTTTCTTACCGGACTTCGGGCGCCTGGAAACTTTTGACGTTCTACCGCTGGACCTCTGGCGCGTGGAAACTCCTCGTTTTTTCGGTCCGCGTCTCGGGCAACTGGAAATAACACCCTCCCATGTCACGCCCCAAAATTAAGCCGAACCAAGTCGACGCCGCCGGCACCACCGCCGGCCAGGTCCTCACGTCGGACGGCACCAACGCGGCCTTCACCACGCCGGCGCCTAAGCTGGATGCACTCCCCAACGGCACCGCGGTCAGCGTGGCCAAGGTCTTTTCTTCCGCCGGCGACACCAACGGCGTCTTCTACTTCCTCGGGACTCAGCTCGGCACCTCGACCTGGGCGAACCCGCAAACCACCGCGCAGATCGTCGCCGTCCGTTCGACGAACGGGGCCGGCACGGTCGCCGACATCTTCGACCGAACGACAAACGCCACCTACACCGACGGCGGCGCCCTGGGCGACTTTGTCTTCGTTGACCTCGGGGCAAACCGCTCCCTTGTCCCGAACTATTACAGCCTCCGGAACTACAACCAACCGAACCGCGAGTTGCGGACCTGGAAGCTCCAGGGCACGAACTCGGTCGCCGGGACATCGGTCGCGCAGATTAACGCCGCCACTTGGACCGACCTCGACGTCCGGTCGGGCGATACGACGATGTCAGGCGCCAGCGCCTGGGCGAACTACACGCCGAACCAGTCGAACACCATCGCCTTTCGCTATCTCCGGATCCTCCAGACGGGCAACGATGCGCTTGGGCAGCCGTACATCTGCGTCGCCGAGTGGGAGATGTATGGGACGTTCACCTACACGTCATCCGCTCTCGTCGACGGGCGCATCGTCCAGGTTGACGGGACGGGCGGACTGAACCTCCGACAAACGGCATTCTCGGCCGTGGGCGGAACGCTCAGTTCGACCGGCGACGTGACCATCACGTCGGCCGCCACCAACGGCAACGTCACCCTCACGCCGACGGGCACCGGATCGATCACGCTCAACGGGCCGATCACAGCTTCCGCGCTGAATGCCAATGTTCAGACCTTCGCTTCCTCGGGGACTTGGACCAAGCCCGCCGGCGCAAAGGTGGTCGAGGTCTTATTGCTCGGCGCAGGCGCTGGCGCCGGAGGCGGGCAAAAAGTTAGCGGAGCCAACGGCGCCGGCGGAGGCAGCGGTGGCGGTGGTGGCGCATACTCTCGCGCCGTCTTTCGTGCCGACGACCTCGGCGCAACCGAGACCGTAACGGTCGGAGCTGGGGGCGGAGGCGGCGCAGGTCGCAGCACCGACGGCATCGGCAACAATGGGGCCAACGGAGGCGACAGCACATTCGGCACTTGGTTAAAAGCCGGAGGCGGACAAGCGGGCAGCGGCGGAAATGTTCCTAACGGGCAAAACGGAGGAACCGGAGGAAGCGTCCTTGGCGGGTCTGCTTTCAGCAGCACAACCGGAGCCCTGTCTGGTCAAGGAGGCGGAGTTGCTTCTGGCGCAGTTCCTCGCGCCGCGGAGTTTGGCGGCGGAGCGGGGGGTGGCTACTCCGATGAAAACGCTTCCTACGCGGGCGCAAGCTCAATTTGGGGCGGGCCCGGCGGTGGACACGGAGGATTCCGCATCACCGGGACCGATTACGCACCGAGCGCGGGCGGGACCGTTCGCGATTACAGCATCGCCGGCGGTGGAGGTGCTGCGGGATCCAACGGGGCGAGCGGAGGCACCGCGGGAAGCGCTGGCGCCGCGCCGTCCATTTCCTTGGCTGGGACCGGAGGGGGCGGAGGCGGCGGAACTACTACCACGGGCAACGGAGCCAACGGTGGCAACGGTGGCCGCGCCGCGGGCGGTGGAGGCGGTGGCTTTTGCAACAGCACCGGCAACTCTGGCGCCGGCGGCAACGGCGGCAACGGGCTTGTGATCGTCATCACCTACAAGTGAGCGCAGCCATGAAATACCACCTTGTCAGAACCGCGACCGAGACGACGACCATCCTCTGGGACGGCGTCACACCGTATAACCCGCCCGACGGCTGGCAGCTCCTCAACGAGGCCCAGTTCGCCGAGTGGCGGGCGCAAAACCCGCTCCCACCTCCTCCTCCGGACCCGGTCCCGCAGACCGTCGGCTCGGGTCAGATCCGCGCCGCCATGATTGCCTCCGGCTATGCTTCCGACGACGACGCCCTCTCCGCCACGATCGAGGCCATCCTTTTCCAGATCCCCGACCAGGATCACCGGGCCATTGCCGTCACGCTCTGGCGCAATGCCGCGGAATTCCGCAGGAACCACCCGTTCCTCGGTGCCGTCCAGGCCGCGCTCGGGAAGACCGACGCCGACATCGACGACCTGTTCCGGCTCGCCGCTACCTTCTGAGGATGCCCGCCCGCTTTCCACTCCTCGCGGCGCTCACGCTCTTCCTCGGAGGCTGCGCATCTCCGACGGGCTCCGCCGGGAAGGTCACGGCGTGGAACCCGTTGACGTGGTTTTCCGGGTCCGAGGGGCGAGGGGCCGGGCGGGCGGACGAGCGGCAAGCAAAGGCCCGCGATGCGGTCATCGAGGCCGCGCAGAAGACCGCCCACGAAACCGCCGAGGCCCTCGCCTCCGCTCCCGCCAGCCGGCCGGTCGAGGTCGCCCGAGAGTCCGCCGGCGTCACCGTGACCCTACTCGACCAGGCCGCCGGTCCCCTGACCGCCGAGGAAAGCGCCCGGATCCGGGAGCAAGTCCGAAAGCTCCTCTCCGACAACGACGCCCTTCGACGCGAAGGCGAGCAACTCCGGGAAGACCACCGCGAGGCGGTCGGCGTCCTCTCCGGGAAGCTCCAGCAGGCCGAGGCCGGGCGGGCCGCCGCGACGAAAGACCTCCAAGCCGCCTTCGCCAGGGAGAACGAGCTCGCGAACACGCTCCGCAACCAGCGTTTCATTCTTTGGGGCGTCGTGATCCTGGCGGCCATCGGCTACCTGGGCGTGCTCTACCTACGGTTTGCCTACGGGGGCGTGCCGAGCGCCATCGGGCGAGGCCTCGCAGAACTGCGGACCAAAAACCCGGACGCGGGCAACCTCGCGACGTCCATCTTCGACTCTTACCTCAACCGGGCAGAGCAACGCCGCATCGCCCGCAACACCTGACCGCATGAGCACCGACGCCAAACACCGCCTCGAAATTATCGGGCTTCTGATCTCCCTCGCCGTAGGCCTCGCCGCGTTCGGCAAGGCATGGTTCACGCTTCCCTATCGGCTCGACCAGGCCGAGGTCGCCATTGCCGCCGCACGGACCGACCGCGAGCTCCTCGTCCGGATCGACGAGCGCCTTCGTCAGGTACAAGACGACGTCCAAGAAATGAAGCGGCACCAGCCCGCCGCCGCGTCCATCCGCTAACCCCCTTCCATGAGCACCACCACGCCCAACGACAAGATGCAGACGCTCCTCGGCTACTCCGAGGTCCCGGTCACGTTCGCCACCGGCGAAACGGCCACGGTCAAGATCCGGCAGTTGCCGGTCCGCCTCCTCTCCGCCTACCTCCTCAAGATCGACGACGAGGCGGGAGCGGTCGAGCTGTTCACGAACCAGCCGGAAGGCTGGGCGGACACCCTCACCCTGGAGAGCTTCGAGGCCATCTTGAAGGAGGGGGAGCGCCTGAACTCGGAGAGTTTTTTCGCGTGGCTGCGGCGAAGGGTCGAGCGCCAGGAGCGAATCGCGCCGGGCACGACGGGCGACGCGGGCAAAGTTCTGCTCTCGCACTTGCCGACTTCGTCGCAGAAGTCGCCGTAAGATGCGGGATGCCGCTCAATGAAGCCGTTGACCTATCGGTTGCTCAACTCCGGCTTTTGTCGGATGCTGCGGCGCGGGTGGAGGCGGCTCGGGCTCTCCTCCACGCCCAGGGAAGCTACGCCGGCGCCGCCGCGTCGGTCTCGCGTGAAGGTGGCAAGGTTTACGATCGACTGACCAAGCAACTCGTCAAACAGACCAAAGGGGAGACCTAGACCATGGCAGACACTCGCCTCAACATTCAGCTCGGCATGACCGGCGCCTCGACGGTCGCCTCGGGGCTCCGCTCGGTCGTCGGACAGCTCGGCGCCCTCACCGCCGGCTTTCTCGCGGTCAACTCGCTCAAGCAATTCGGGCTTGAGGCGCTCAAGCTCGGGGGCGACCTCTCCGAACTGTCCGCCCGGACGCGGATCGGCGTCCGCGACCTCGCACTTCTTCAGCAGGCATACCGCAACAACGGCATCGAGGCCGGGGCGGTCGCGAAGCACGTCGGACTTCTGCAAAAGAAAATCTACGAGGCCGCGAACGGCAACAAGGCCGCCGCCGAGACCTTCCGCGAGCTCGGGATTTCCGCCCTGGGCCTGCAAAAGCTCGCGCCGGCGGAGCAGTTCGCCGCCATCTCAAACGCCATCGCCGGAATCGAAGACCCCGCGACGAAGGCCGCCATGGCCATGGAGGTCTTCGGGAAGTCCGGGGGCGAGCTTCTCGTCCTGTTCAATGAGAAGGGCGCCATCGACAACGCCGCCTCCCAGCTCGGCGTCCTCCCGACCGTCCTCGCCCGCAACGCCGCGCTCTTCGATGACATCGGCGACGCGCTCGCCCGGATCCGAAACATCCCGCGCAACTTCTTTGTCGGGCTCTTCGACCAGCTCGCGCCACTCCTGAAAAAAGTCACCGACGGCATCGAGGCCATCGACTTCACGCTTATGGGTCAGAAGTTCGGCGCCTTCGTCAACGTCGCGATTGACTTCTGGAATGCGGGCAAGTTCGACGAATTCATTTCCCTGACCTTCCAGGCGGGCATCGAGCAGGCTCAGACCTCCTTCGCCTCGTTCTTCCAGTCCATCCAGGCGGGCCTCGGGAACATCTTCAGCGCCGACAACATCGGCAACCTCCTGCTCCGCCTGCTCCTCTACACCTCGCGAGGCATCCTGACGACGCTCTCCGACCTCCTGGGCTATGGGGCCATGCTCATGACCCCGATCACCGCGGGGATGGAGTTCGCTTTCGAGCAGACCAAGGAGTTTTTCGTCGGCATCGGCAACGCCATCCTCGGCGCCTTCGAGTCGGTTATCAATGCCATGATTTCCGGCATCAACCGGGGCATCAATTTCGCCTTCGACGCCACCAACCGGCTCCGGACGGCGCTCGGGATGCGGACGATGGAGGATACCTTCGGAATGAGTCGCCCGCAGGCTGGCAACGTCGCGCTCCCGCGCATCGACGGAGGCCAGCCGCGCAGCTTCGAGCAGATCCTGGGCGAGTCCCAGGCCGGCGTCGTCGAGCGCATGGGAGCCCGACGCGAGGGCATCCGGGGCTTCTACCAGCCCGCCTTTGAGTCCCTGGGCAGCAACGGGAGCCTCTTCAACTTCGAAAACACGGGCGCCGCCGGCAGACTCGGGTCGCTTGTCAACGCCCGCATGGGTCAGGGCGGAGCCGCACCAGCGGCACAAGCGGCCGCCGGCGCCGTTCCCGTCGAGGGCCTTCTCGAGAAAGCCAACAAGGCGCTTGGCAAACTCTACCAGCAATTCACCGACGTCTCGCAGCAGATCGCGGACACGCTGACGAGCGTCATCGGCGCCGCGGTCGATGGGATTTCCGGGTCCATCCAGGGCCTCATCACCGGGACCATGAGCTGGGGCGACGCCCTCCGGAACATTTACGACACGCTCATGCAGTCGGTCATCAAGGGCATCGCCGACATGGCCGCGCAATGGATCGTCTCCCACGTCATCATGAAGGGCGTCTCAATCGGCTTCGATGCCCTGCTTTCGATGCTCGGCTGGAAGAAGGTCGCGGAGTCGAACGCCCAGGAGGCCGCCAAGACGCCCGCGCTGGCGACCAACGCCGCGCTCGCGTCGGCCGGATCCTTCGGCACCTCAGCCATCGTCGGAATCGCCGTCTTGCTCGCGATGCTCGCCGGGATCGGTCTTGCGGGCGGATTCGCGGAGGGCGGCTACACCGGACCGGGCGGAAAGTACGACCTCGCCGGCGTAGTCCACCGGGGCGAATACGTCATGCCGCAGACCGCCGTCAACCGGATCGGCGTCGATAACCTCGAGGCCATGCGCCAGGGCGGCGAGCTTCCGACCGGCCGGCCGATGCAAGTCGTCGTTACCGACTCCCGCCGCGTCACCGACCAACTCGCCCAGGATCCCAACTTTGAGACCGTCATCATGGACACCGTGACCCGCAATCGCGCACGCCTCGGGATTCAAACGTGAGCTTCCCAATCGTCACCCACAACGGGAACACCATCGCGCTCCTGACGCCCTCCCCCAACATGGGGGCGGGCTACTCGATCGCCTACACCGTCGCGACCTCCCTCGACGAGGGCCTCGGGGGCCGAGAGTCGCGCCGGATCCGCCACGAAGCGCTCCGCCTGGAGCAGACCGCGACGTACATCTTCGAGGCCACGGAGGCGGACGCCTTCCGAAAAATGCTCCCCAATCTCGGGACCGCCTACGTCGGCGTCCCGCTTTGGTGCGATGCGCTTCTCGGGTCGCAATGGTCCGACCGGATCCACGACGCGCAATACCTCGTCCGCTTCTCCGACAACGCCATCGTCTCAAGCGGCATCAGCCTCGACGCGAACACCTACTACGCGCCGCTCCTGGTCGGCCGGCTGAAGGACAAGCCGAGCGGGGCCGCGCTCAACGAGCAAGTCCTCGAGCTGACCCTGACGGTGACCGAGGATTCCCCGTGGGAATATCGCATCGGCCCGAAGGACACGGTCAGCAACGCGACATTCCCAGGCAATCTTGCGCCCGATTGGACCTCCGTCGAGGACCGCTGGGCCGATGGGATCGAGCTCGAGCGCATTGGCGACGGCCGGGTTTCTTCCCTCGACGGCGAAGAGAAGGCGCCGAAGTGGGGCGAGGTCGCCGGCTTCACCCTGGGCAGCCGGTCCGAGATCCGGACCATGGTCGGCTTTTTCGCCGCCGCCCGCGGGCGCTGGGCTTCGTTCACCGCGCCGCTTTGGTTTCGCCCAGGCACCAGCACCGCAGCGGTCCCGCACACGACCAAGACCCGCTTCGCCTCTGACTCCCTCAAGCTGGACTTCGAGGCGGGGGACGTGGCGACCACGCAAGTCTCCCTCTGGCAGGTCCCCTGGGAGGTCAACGGCGTTGCCGGCGAAACCCCGCAGCAACCGGCGCGGGCGTTCTTCTACAAGTTCACCTACGACCTCCCGACGCCCGAGGTCACGCGGTGGACGAACTACGAGAAGCCGCTCACCCGAACGAGCGACGGCACCTACACGCCCGCACGCATCGAGCACGACGGCTTGAAATACGGGCTCAATCTCGACGGGGGGAAGGTCAACCTCCGGAGCGACCGCTTCAGCGGCAACCCGCTGCTCCGGTTCATCCCGTTCAACGCGGAGGCCAAGCTCCTCCTCGAAATCCGCGAAGGCTCCCCGGACGCACCGGACGCCGCGACCGTGGTCTGGATTGGCGAGATCACCGAGGCCACGGGCCTCGGCAAGCGCATCAGCGCCACGGGCGACGTCTTCGGGGGCGTCTTCGAGCGCAAGTTTCCGCGCTTTCTCATGCAGCAAGGCTGCAACGTGACGCTCTTCTCGACCGCGTGCGGAGTGAACAAAGCCACCTACGAAATCACCGGCACGCTCACGACGAGCATCGGGAACGTCCTCACGATCACTTGCGGGAGCACCCAGGCCGCCGACTACTACGCCCGCGGCGAGGTCTGGGTCGGCTCCGGGTCCACCCTCGAGCGCCGACTCATCCTGAGCAGCTCGCCGGGCAGCGGAACGCAAGTCCTGACCGTCGACCGTCCAATCGTGACGAACGGGGCCGGCGGAGTCTCCGCGACCTTTTGGCCAGGCTGTGACGGGCAATTCTCCACCTGCGGGAGCAAGTTCTCGAACAAGCTCCGCTTTCGCGGTCACCCGTTCATGCCTCGCGACAACCCCGCGCTCAAGCGTGTCGCGACGAACCCTGACGCCCGGAAAAAGTGACGCCGTTCTTCAATACTCCCGACCGCATCGCCGCGCTCGACCGCGAGGCCAAGACGTGGCTCGGGACGCCTTTCTTCGCGCACTCCTGCGCGAAGGGTCCGGACGGGGGCGTCGATTGCGTGCATCTCGTCCAGGACATTCTCACCGCGTGCGGGGCGATGGAGCGCCAGGTCCTCCCGTCCTTCCCGATGGACTGGGGCGACCACCGGAGCGAATCTGCGGTCCTCGGCGTCTTCACGGGCGACCGTTACTTCGTCGAACACTTTGTCGCGCTCCCCTTCCCCGAGACGCCAGCCGAGCCCGGCGACATCCTCTGCTTTAAGACCGGCGCCTGCGTCCATCACATCGGGCTCACGCTTTCGGGCGGGCACTTCATCCACGCCCTCAAGCCCGAGGGAGCGACCGTCCTCCCGCTCGACGTTGCCTTCGCCGGTCAAAAGATCCTCGGCAAAATCGTCCGCCTCTACCGTCCCGTTTCCTGACCATGTTCTCCGCCCCCAAAATCCCCGCACCGGAGCAGAAGACCCTCGGCGTCGATCCCTCCCGCCTTTCGAGCAACGAGAGCGGCATCGCGCTCCCGTGGGGCGTGGGGAAGAATGTTTTCGCGCTGAAGTGGCTCACGCCCGCCTACAACCAGAAAACGACCACCATCACGCAGCGGGTCGGAAAGAGGAACCAGACCACCGGGTACAACGTCTACGCCGACGTTGCGGGGGCGGTCTGCGCGGGGCCGGTCGACCAGCTCGAGAAGGTCATCATCGACGGCGTCGTCGTTTGGGCTTCGGCAAACGCGGTCCGGGACGGAACGAACCCGCACTTTTACCAGGGAACGGTCCCCGGCTATGGCACCTTCCGCATCTACTGGGGGACCTCGACCCAACCGAAAGACGACCTGATCCTCAACTTTTCCGCCGGGACGACCATCGTCTGGGAGGACACCGAGGAATTCTGGGAGTTTCAGAACCGCTCCGGGACGACCAGCCAGCCGGTTACCTACACGACCACCGCCTGCCCGGACGACCACCCCGCCTACCTCGACCAATGCTACATGGTCTGGAGCCAGCTCTTCTGCGGGCAGAACCGCGAGAGCGTCCCCAACGTCGAGGTCATCGTCGGCAAGAAGGCCCGCCCCTTCGTCGAGCTCGACCCCGACCTCACGGACGAGGGCGTCAACCCGGTGTTCGCGGTCGCGGAAGTGCTGACGAATGAGCTGTTCGGCGCCGGGCTCCCTCTCTCGGCGCTGAGTGGCGTCACTCAATGGAACGGCGTCGCGACCACCGCCGCGAACCTCCGCACCTTTGCCCGCCCGACCGCCCCGAGCTCGCCGGTCAGCGTTCCTTTCGGTCACATCTCCCCCATCGTCGACCGCCAGGTCACGGTCAAACAGGTCATCAACGAACTCCTGGCCTACTTCGACGGATGGCTCCGCCCGAAGGACGGAAAGCTCGAGGTCGGCCACTTCCCTCACGACGGCGCAACCCCGACCGGGCTCACGACGCTCACGCTCCAGGACGACACCGCCCTTCCCGAATACCAGCCCGGCTCCTGGAATGACACCCTTTCCCAGGTCACAATCACCCACCGGGACTACGCCCTCGAATTCAAGGAGAACGCCGAGACGTGCCAGCAACCGCTCGCCCTGGCCATCACGGGCCAGCCCAAGCGGGAAAGCCTCGCCCGCCCCTACTTCATCACCCGGTGGCAGGCCCAAGACTACGCCGCCCGCTGGTCCCGTATCCACGCGCACCCCGCGAACCTCGTCCGGGGCCGGATCCGCGTCCGCTCCGAACGCGCCGTCCACTCCTCGGGCCAGCCGATCCTCGCAGGCGACCGCTTCATCTTCGACTACCAGCCCTACAGCCTCCAGATCGTCGCCCGCGTCACCTCTCGCCAGGACGACAGCTCGGGGGGCGAGATCTCGCTCGAGTTCGAGGCCGAGCGGGGCCTGGCGCCGCTTCCGTACGTTACCGCCGGCGACGGGCGACCGGCCGTCGTTCAGGTTGTCCCGACGACCATCGTCAACGCCCGCATCTTCCAGCTCCCGACCGGCTACCTGGGCGAACCGACGCCCGCCGTGGTCCCGCTGGCCGAGCGCCCGGCCGCCGCCGTCGTCGGCTTCAATGCCTTTTGGTCGACCTCGGGCTCGTCCTACGACCTCCTCGGGCAAGTCCCAAACTGGGCCGTCCGGGGGGCGCTCGTTTCAGGAATCACCACGGGCGACGCGACGCTCACCCTGTCCGCCTCGGGCCGCGACCTCGCAAAGCTCCAGGGCCAAAGCTCCGACGCCCAAGCAGACAACACGTTGCTCCTGTTTCTCGGCAACGAGATCCTTTCGGTCGGAGCCATAACCGCGCTCGGCGGCGGGCAGTTCACGGTCGGCATACTGCGGGGCCGCTTCGGATCCGTGGCGACCTCGCACTCGACATCCGCCGTCGCCTACGTCCTCCCGAAATCCGAGCTGGCGGTTTACACCAACGCCAACTTCCCGCGGACGCCGAACACCCGCTATTTCAAGCTCCAGAGTTACACTTTCAACGACCAGGAAGACCTTTCCGGCGCCCTGGCCATCACCTACACTTTCCTTGACCGGACAGTCGCCGCGCCGACCGGGCTCACCGCGACCGGAGTCGCCGGCGGTGTCCTGTTTGAATGGACAAACCCGGACGACCCAGACTTCAAGTTTGCCGAGCTTTACGTTTCGACGACCACGACCAAGCCGACAAGCCCGACCTACTCCATCCCCGGAATCCCTGGGCAAAAATCCTCCTACCGCCTCGAGCCGGTCCCCGCCGGGCAGGCCCGCTACGGCTGGGTCCACGCGGTCGACACGACCAACAACAAGAGCGCCACCGGAGCGGGCCCGGTCAACGCCCAGGCCGCCACTTCGGGGGCGGACGCTTACTCGGTCTACCTGGACATGGCCGCGCCCGTAGTCCGCGCCGACTCCACCGGGGCCGCCGTCTCGGGCGAGCTTGGCGCTGGCGGCCGCGTCCGGACGACCGTCTTCGTCAATAAGGGAGGCAACACCCTGTCCGCCACGACCTCGACGCCAGGCAACGGGCAATTCCGAGTCGTCGCCAACGGGTCGCCGGTCAACTCGACCGCCACCATCTCGGGCGGGAACGTGATCCAACTGGACACCGTCACCGCAGACACCGGGACCATTTACTACAAGGTCGAGCTAGAGAGCACCTCGGTCTTTTTCGCGCTCAACTGGGCCTGGATCAAATCGAAGGACGGGGCCGCCGGGGCCGCGGGCGCCGCGGGGCTCAACAACGCGGTCATCACCCTCTACACGCGCAGCGCCAGCAGCCCGAGCGTCCCGAGCGTCTCGACGACGTACACCTTCGCGACGGGCGTCCTCACCGGGGCGAACAACGGCTGGACGCAAAGCCCGCCGGCAAGCAACGGCAACCCGCTCTGGGTCACCGCCGCCAGCGCATCCGCTACAACCGCCACGGACACCATCGCCGCCGGCGAGTGGGCCGCGCCGATCTCCATCCTCAACGAGGCGGTCAAAACGGCGACGATCTACCTTTTCCAGCGGGCCGCCTCGGCTCCCGCCGTCCCGAGCAGCTCGACCACCTACACCTTTTCCACGGGGCTCCTCACGGGCACTCTGGGAAGCTGGGCCCAGACGATCCCGAGCGGGACGAATCCGATCTACGTCACAACCGCCACCGCGACCTCGACGACAGACACGGACACCATCGCGACGGGCGAGTGGGCCGCCGTGACCATCATGGCGCAGAATGGCACCAACGGAACCAACGGGACAAACGGAACGAACGGGACCAACGGACTCAACAACGCCGTGGTCACGCTCTACATCCGAAGCGCCACGACTCCGACCCTGCCGAGCGTTTCCACGACCTACACTTTCGCCACCGGAGTCCTCGCCACGCCGAACAACGGCTGGACCCAGGCGACGCCAACCAGCGACGGGAACCCCCTCTGGGCGACCGCAGCCACCGCCAGCGCCAACGCCACCACCGACACGATCGCCGCCGCTGAATGGGCCGCGCCGGTTTCCATCCTGGGCGAGGCCGTCCGCACCGCGACCGTCTTCCTCTACCAGCGGACGACCTCCGTGCCGGCAGTCCCTGGGGCCGCCACCACCTACACGTTCAACACGGGCGTCCTCTCCGGATCCCTCGGGAGCTGGACGCAGAACATCCCCGCCGGCTCCGACTCTCTGTACGTCACCACGGCGACGGCTATCTCGACCACCGCCACCGACAGCATCGCCAACACCGAATGGGCGACGCCGCGCATCCTCGCGCAGAACGGAACCAACGGCGCCGGCTACGGCGGGACGTCAATCACCTCCCTCACTCTTGGCACCGGGTCCAAGACGCTGACCACCCAGGCCGGGCTTGCTTACACCCCAGGCGACCTCGTCCGCGTGAAATACACGACCGACCCGGCGCAATGGATGGAGGGCGTGGTCACCGCCTACAACTCCGGGACCGGCTCCCTGACCTTCACCTCCAACCTCTACCTCGGAAGCGGAACCTATACCACCTGGACGCTTTCCCTGGCCGGTCAATCGGGCACGGGCGGAGTCTACGTCGGCGAATTCGTGAGCGGGACCGCTTACTACCAGGACAGCGTCCGCTTTGACATCGTGAGCGTCGCGGGCACCTACTACCGCGCAAACAACCCGGCAAAATCGGGCCTCACGACCTGGGGCACGCCGAGCGTCTCCTCGGACTGGATCAGCGCCGGAATGACGCTCAAGTTTGCCGCCTCCGACCTCTTCCTGGCACGCGACGCGACCGTCCTCAAGACCCTGGTCATGGGAGACGGCGCGACCATCAACGCGGGCATCATCCGCAGCGCCGGGGCGACCGCCTACGGCACCGGGAACGGCTACTGGTTGAACCCGAGAAACAGTTCAGGCGCCGTCGAATTCCGCGTCGGATCCCCGACCGGCTACCGGATCGCGTTCAACGGGACCGACGTCGACCTCAACAGCTCCTTGGTCATCGTCGGCGACTCGAGCGGGATCGACGATACCGTCGGGAAGCTCCAGGTCAGCGGAAACACGTCCGGCCGCGCTTTCGGGACGGGCGCTCAAAACGTAGGCTACACGGGCACCGTCGCCCAGGGCTCCATCGGCTCACCTAGCGCCACCGCCGCGGCTTCCTTCGTCGCGCTCCGCTTTCGAGGCTACGACGGGACCGTCTTCACCAGCTCCGCCGCGCTCCGCCTGAAGGCCGCCGCCGCCTTTACCTCGGGCAATACGCCCACGGAAATGGAGCTCCTGGTAAATACCGGATCCGGAGCGAGCCAGTACCTCTATTTTTCCAAGGACGGGAAACTTGAATTCGCCGGCACCAGCGCGACCCGCGACAACGCCAACCTCTACCGCTCCGCCGCCAACACTCTCAAAATTGACGGGACGCTCGAGGTCGGCGTCCTGAAGCAGTCGACCTTTGAGGCCGGCGTCACGACCGCGGTCGACGTCAAAGGCGTGAACCTCCGCCTTTACTCCGGAGGCACGCAGACCGCCCGCATCGACTACACGAACGGCCGCTACTACGTCCAAGGAAACGCCGTTCTAAATACTCAATACGCCACGACCCCGACGACGCTCGCGGACGTGATCGCCATCCTCCAGCACCACGGGCTTTCCGTTTGAGATTGAAAACGCCATGACCATCACCCCGGACATGATTTCCAAGCGCCTGGCAGAAGCCGAGGCCGCCCGCGACGAAGCGCTCCGGGCCGCGCAGTTTCACGAAGGCCGGGCCGCCGAACTGAGGCAGCTCGCCACCTTGTTCACCCAGCCCGAACCGGAGGCGCAG